ATCACGAATTGATCCTTTAAATGGAACAAATGGAGTATCATAGTAATGACTTAACATTACACCAATTGGCAATCCTCCTCTTGATACACCAACAATAACATCAGGTAAAAAATGATCTTTAGTTATTTGTCGTATAATATCGTTTTGTAATTTTAATTGTTCTTTGTATGTGATTACAAGTTTTTCAGTCATTTTATGTCTGCATCTTCCATACCTGCTACTCGTAATTTAGTAATATTTGTAATTTGCCATTGTTTTTGATCAAGACCTTTAAGTATGCCCAACCATTTATTACGTAACAATGCCCACATATTAACTAATGCTTCATAATCACAAACCTCATCTTCACCATCAACATATTTTTCTACATCACGTGATGACAAGGCACGTTGATAATTTTCTAAATATTTTTTATAATGTTTAGTTCGTAGTTTGCGTAATTCTCGATTAAGATGAGTTAAAACGGCTTCAATTTCTTGTAGTTGATTAAATCGTTGTTCAACGATGCCTGGCAAAGTTGAAGCGGCCCTTTCCAATCGTCCATGAAGACTAACTTCTTTTCTTGCTTGTGTTAATTCGTTTTCGTAGTATGTAATTGCGTGTGGTATGTTTGATACAGAATTAACTATTTCGCTAAACCAATTAGTGCCATTCATTGTCTTCTTCCTCATCGTAGTCGTCTGTGTACTCTTCTAACACGTTATCAATCGCATGAAATAAAACATCATCGTCTATTTCTTTTTTTACTTGCATTAATGTTTCTTCAGTTACACTATTTTCGATTAGGAAGTTAACAAATTTCATAGCCACTTCAGGTTTTTCTTTTGGAATTTTATTTTCAAAAATACTCCAAAGTTCTGCTATACCATCTGCTCCGATATTATCCAAAATTATTCTCCTTTTTTGGTCGTTTTACTTACCTCTAAAGGATCATTTTCTGTAGTTTTCTCAACTACATTGATTCCAGATATTTCCTTCATAATCAGTTCAAGTTTATCTCCTGTCCATTGTTTACGAAAATTTATATGTTCTACATTTTTACTATCAATATATTTTAAACGATTTCCTTGTTGTTTTAATAATCCTTTTTTCTCAAATAGGTCAACTAATCCACTATATGGGTCCATACCAGTTTCATAAGGTATTTTAACTTGTACTGCTTCAAATGGTTTAGAATATCTAGTTTTCATAACTTTACAAGCCGCTCTAATACCACGAATATCTGTAATTTTATTACCTGCTTCGTCTTCTTTTAATTTTAATTTTTTTATTGCAATTACAATTGAACTTGCATAGATAAATCCTGCTCCACCTGATATTTTATCATCTGGATCAAACATATCTTGTGATGCATACGTATGGTTAGTTGCTACCATACCAATGTTATGAGCACCAATCATATTAACTGTATTGCGTACAAGTGCTGTAAGTGCCTTAGGTTTTCTACCTAAATCACCCTTCATATCACCTTTGTCGAATTGATCAACATCAGTCGGTGTTAATAACATACCCAAACTGTCAATTACAAATAGTATTTTGGGTTTTTCTTCTGCATCAGCATAATCCGCCTTATAACTTTTCATAAATGTGCTTATAGTTCTTGCAACATCATCGACCATACTTAATGATAATTTTAATAATTTTTCTGGTGACGTATCAACACCAAGTGCTCGTAACCATTTTTCATCAAGTGCATTTTCTGAATCTATTAATACAACAAAAATACCTTTCTTTTGTGCATTACGAACAATATTTCCTGATGCAATGTATGATTTACCAGATGCAGGCTCACCAGCAAAAACTGTTACTTTACCTAATGGTATGCCCTTGTAAAAATCACCAGACACCAAATAGTTTAAAGCATAATTTCCAGTTGATATCCAGTCTGTGGGATCGTTAAAACCGATCCCCAGACCATCAATACTTTTAGTGATATCTTTTCGAAACTTTGAAATATCAAATGGTTTAACCATATTATTTCTTTTGTCTCGCTCTAATCATAGCCAGTATTTCTTCTGCTTTATTTTCCGTTGCTGGTTTAGTAGCAGGTTCTGGAGCAGGTTCAAGTACTGGTTTACCATTTACTTCTCCTTTATGCAATGCCTGTACCGCTGGTGCTGGTTGTGGTGCAGTTGCAACTGGGTCACCTGTTTTTTGTGCCATGCCAGCCGGTCTAAAATATTGACTCCATTTATCTGGATCATATGGTTGACCATCTACAGATGCTTCAAACATTTGCTTCATTACTTTTTGCTCTACTTCACCTGGTTTCTTTGGTAAAAAGTCACCTAAGTTGTGCAATCCGTGTGTATCAATTGCTTGTTTTTGATCACCTGTTAATGCTGATTCTTTTCTAGACCATTTAGATGTCGAATAATCAGCATAACCACCTTTAGAAGTTTTGTTAATTCTAAAGTCTACACCTTTATCATAATCAGTTGGCAAGTTTTCCATTTCTGGATCTAACAATGCACCTCTAATAATGTTAAAAATTTGTGGTCCAATTATAAATCGTCTAATTGGGTTCTCTGGTTTGGTTTCTTCTGCTAATGGGGATTCGTTTACAAATCCTTGGAAAATATAAGAACGTTTCTTCCAATATTTTCTACCCATGTCTTCTAATGATTTGTCTTTAAACCATTGTCTTACTTCTGCAAGTATTGAACACGGATCTCCCCACATTTCCATACAAGGTACTTGTACTTGTACAGATCCTGTAGATTCACCTTTTACACTATTAAACGGTAATTTGATCATTGCTCTTTCCACCCAGAAAAAAGTGTTGTTTGAATCTTTATCTGGTAAAAATCGTAGAACAGCCTCTGTGCCTTCTGCGATATTCCAATGTGGGTAAATTGCGTTGTCACCTACAAATCCTGTAGATGTTCTTGTATCTTGTGCTTTTAGTTTAGCACGAATTTCTGCTAATGTTGCCATAGTTGAGCCTCCTTATTTTGCCTGTTTAGCCTATTAGTAATATATTAATATAATACTATATTGTAGTTATAAGGTCAACTATTTTTTTTCTTTTTTATAAAGATATGGTTCTTTGGCGTTTTTGGGTTTTTTTGAACCTAATCCAATTTTATATTTTCTATCATCATCTTTGTATTTTGGTATTGGATCTTTGCCAACTTGTGCTAACGAATATTCATCAGTGTTAACACCTGCTAATTCTTTAATTCTATCAAGGTCATTTTCTTTTTTAAGTTTGTGTCTGCTTTTAATAGGTTTGCGAAGTCTTTTACGACTTGATCCTCTAAACTCAAAATCTTCCATTGCATCCATAACTTCTGGATCAGTGTCAAAACCTTTATGTGTAAAACCAGTATAATTGGTAATAAAATCACTTATGAATTCTTCTGTTCGTTCATAATCACCTAAATATTCTTGTGGTACATTAACTATAATAGATTTAGGTAAATCAAGTCCTTCAGGTCCTTCGCCTGTTGCAGACTCTGTGTCCCATTTAATATTTCTTACTTGAAATACTTGATCTTCTTTAACTGTATCTTCTTCCCATTTTGGCTTACCAGTTTCTGGATCTGTAACAACTTTGCGTTGTCGTTCTGGACGAGTAAATTCTTGATGCAATTTATCTGTAATCCATTGTGCTGGATCACCAGTTCTTGCTTTTGCTGTACCGTATGGCATTTCACCTGAGTCCCAATACATATTAAATAGTGCTTCATAAAATTCTTCGTGGTCTAAAATATCAAAGTCTGGGTCTGTTTTAAATGCGTTAACTTCTTGTGGAAATTGTTGTAGTATATCATGTATTGATTGAGGACCTTGTTCTCCTATGTTTAATTTTTATTTTACTAAATCTCCAATTCTAATACCAGTACTTTCCTTAGATCCTTTTGATCTATCCCAATGATGCTTATAATCTTTATGCCAACCAGGCTTATTCTTATGCTGAACTACTAGGTACCCAGGATCACTTCCGTTAGCTCCTCTTGGTGCTTTTACTATGTCAGTCATTGATGTATCAATGTCTAACTTACCACCTGGACTTTTAGGATCAGCAATGGTTACGTTAGTTCCATTTATTCTTGTAATTTTTCCAAATCTTCCGTCTAGAGGTTTTTGTTCTTTAACTGTGTCTTCTTTTGCATCACCATATGCATCTGGACTTAATCCAGCACCTTTATCGTAATAATTTTTTATGAATACTTCCATATATTTTTTAACTAATGGTCTTGCATCTGCCTCTGGACCTTTTTCTTGTGCTAACATATACAAGTCATCAAACAGTTCGTCATCACCAATTAGATCATACAATATGCCTTGTGCATTTTCACCTTCTACACCTACTTCTAGCTTATCTTTCATTAAGTCTTTAATGTCTAGGATTTTGTCTTTAGTGTCTGGTACTGCCCATGTACCTTCGCTAGCCTTTTTTTCAGTGTTGTATTCTTTTGTTACGTTATTTGCCCAACCTTTAAAAGCATCTTCTTCTTTATATTTTTTTTTGTAATACTTACCCATATCTTTTTTAACGACTTTACCTTTAATATTTTTAAAGTTTTTAGGATCTTGTCTTACTACATCTTTATAACTTTCATCTGCTTTAATTTGCTTAAGGTCTTCAAGATATTTTTTTACTAGCATAATTGCTGTTTTCTTTAATTGTGGATAATTTTCTAATGGTGTTTGAAATAACTCACCTTGTTGCTGTATCTCTGAATCCATATCTGCCGCAAAATTGTTTAATCTCATTGCTTCGTCATTTTCTGGTACAAAACGTGTGGCAATATCTCTAAGGACAGATGCAATCATAATGTTTTTATCTTTAAATTTTGTACGAGACAGCATTTTATCTGCCGCTTCATTTGGTCGTAATACTAATTTATTGTTTGGATCACTCAACCAAGCATCAACATAGGCTTGATTTTTTTGTGCTGATGTTGTTTCAACATCAATATCTTTTTCTGCTTCTGCTTCTTTGATTGCTGAATGTATAATTGGTAGTACATCTAGCATTGCTTCGTCGAAAGTTTTTTTAGTTAGTTTGTCCTTGTATTCATTTATTTCATCTTCAGACATTTCAACTGGCTGTGTTTGTTTCCATGAATCTTTAAGTAATGTATATCCACGTTGTGTTGTTAATTTGTGTATTGTTGATTTAATATTTTCTATTTTTTGTGAAGTTACATTTGTAATTTGGTCATTTTCTGTGTTTAATAAATCATTTCTATTAATGTAACGAGTAAAACCTCTTAACTTTGCAAGGTTCATGCTCTGCTCTTGAATGTGTTTGCCAAATTCGTCGTATGGTAAACCACCATTAGCCACGTGACGTGCCATTGCTCTAGCACCAGCCAAGTGTATTATTGGAAATTTAAAACGTTCACCATCTTCATTTTGAATAAAAATTGCTTTAATATTTCTTGAACGTGAACCAACTTGTTCTTCATCAACAGTTTTAGTATGCTTAATGATAACTTTTGCTGTGCTTAATGGATGATATGATGTCTTGGTTGTTCCGTACATAGTTCTCGCTTCTGCAATTTTATTCTGTGCTAGGTATTTATAGTCCTTTTTTTCTAAATTAGACTTTGAAATATCACGCACATCAAAGCCTAAATTTCGTTGTTTAGCAAATTTACGAGTATCTTGTATAAATTTATACCATTCAGTTTTTTCTGACATTGATTGACCTTCAGTCATTGAACGTGAATAATACAAACTTAATTCTTTTTCACCTAATGCTATAGAAACTGGATGATCTTTATATTCAAAGGTAAAAAATTGTGCATCTTCTGGAGAAGACGTAGATTGTGCATCAGCGTCAGCCATAGTTAAATCACTAAATTTTGCTCTTAATTGATTGAATAATTCTTCACTGGTGTTCATATCGTATATTTATCGGTTATGTGACTACAAAGATAGGCATCGGCGCAATCTCTTCAGCAAGGTTTTCCTTTAATCTAGTGTATAATTTTTGGTCCCAACTAGCAATTACGCCAATCATTCTACATATTAATAATGTTGCCATTACTAGGTCATCATGTTCACCTGGTTTAGCACCAAAACTTGTGCCTAGTGCTACAAATGTTTTTAATTCACTTATTAAATTTTTACTATGTACGATCATTTTGTCATTTTCAACATATTCTTTAAATTTAGAACATGATGATATTTTTGCTCTATGCGTAGTATTAAAGCCTTTTCTAAATCTTCGAACGTGTCCTTTGCGTATAGGTTCTGATACAAATAATCCTTTTATATTTTCCTCACCTTGATCTTGTATGGCTACTAATGCCGCTTCACCAAGAGTGTTGTTTTCTACACTATAATATATTTCAGGTGTTTTATTGCTGTTTTGTGTTATAGTAGAGTCAATATGATTTATAATATCCTTTAATACTCGTATTTGTCCTTGTATAGGTGTGTTATTATGTTGCCATTCTGCACATTGCACCATACCAGGCAATTCAAATACTTGTATAGCCGCATAATCACCACCTGTACCTAATGATGGATCTAATGCAATCATATAGGCATGACCTGCTCTAGGTTTTTTATACCATCTAGTTTGCCCTGTACGTTCATATGGATCTTTTGGTGTAAGGTCAACTAATTTAATTGAGTTAATTAATGTTTCATCGTATATGATAAATTCACATTCATGTTCACGTCTAAAACGTTCTTCGCCAATTCTTGCTTTTTCATCTTTTGCCCATTGGTCATCTCTATCTGGATGTTCCGACCAGTGTGCTTTGAAAGATGCAAACCCGTTAACACCTACTGGCATTACTTCACCGTTTTCATCTAAATTTTTATTTGCTTCTTTCCATATTAAAGCGAACTGGTCTTCATCTGAGTTTGGTGTAGATGTAATAATGCATTTACCACCTGTTGACAATGTAGGTGATAATGCTGTCCAAAATTCTACTGCTTTGTTAGGTGGATTAACAAATGCAAATTCATCACAATAAATTATAGATAAGGACATACCACGTCCTGTATTTTCTGTTGTTGTAGTTGCTTTTACTCTAGATCCATTGTCAAATTCTATTGTATTTCTATTGTAAGAATAGATTCCTGGTCGTATAAAGTCAGGTACTGATTCATATGCATATCTGAATCTATTCATAATATCTTGAGCACCTGTATATTTGTGTGCCGCAATTAATATTTGTGAATCAGGTTTAAACATTGCATACCATAAAAGATATGCTGATGCACAGGTAGTTTTTCCTGTTTGTCGAGCCAACATATTCACTGAAAATCTATTATTATGATAAGTTTCTACTAATTTTCTTTGAAAATCATATGGCTTAAATTTCATAGCACCTTTAGTTGGGTGCTGAATTCTTAAAAATCTTTCCATAAAATACATTGGTCCAGTCACAGGATCACTGCATTTATGAAGATCTGCAATTTGCTTATCTGTATATTTTACTTTTTTATGGGCCTTTTTTATTATATTGCCCTGTAAACTTTGTGCCATAGTGTATTATTTAACGGTATTTGTTGATCCATAATGTATTACTGTATATGAATCATTGGTGTATTGCCTATGTAAATCAACTATAATGCTATAATCATTAAAGTAATAGTTGGTATAATCACCAGGATGTGCTAAAAGATAGGTATATTTTTGTGTTGGAGATGGTGCTTTTTCATATGTTACACTTCTATTCATTTGTTCACAGTAATAACCAATTAACATTGATGCAGAACCATCTGTTAAATTTGATTCAGGTTTAAAAGATTTGCCTACAATTACAACGTCTCTGTTAAATGAACATAACAAAGTAGCAATATTTTCTGCTTGTTTTTCTCTTATACGCATTATATCACCAAATAAGTCATAACCTAAACCTATCTTATCTGCAAACCAACTTAAAGCAATGTTATCTCTTGGGTGGCATGGACCCCCATCACCGTTTCCTGCCGTCATATACCTAGGTCCAACAACTCTATCTGCGTGTTTAAGTGCGTTTGTAACAGCATCTACGTTACAATTATCTATTTTATGAGCAACATCACCCAACATATTTGCAATTCCTATCTTTGTTGAGACGTATGTGTTATGAAAAATCTTTATGCATTCTGCTTCTTCGTATGTGCCATGAGCAATAAAAGGTCTACGTTCCCATAAACGTTCGTAGAACCAAATTAATCGTTTTGCGTTTCGATGATTATCTGGCATACCAACACCATGTGTCCATTTTGAATACCCAAATATAGCAAGATCAGGGTTTAAGAAATCATCAGCAACAGTACCCATTGCAATCATAGATGGATTGTAAATTAAATTTTGTATTCCATTATACTTTTTTGCTAAACGTCTGTATGTACCTGGTAATACAGTTGATATTAATACAACCAATACACCATTTGCTATAATACTTTCTATATCATGTAAGCATTGTTCTAATGCTGTATAGTCAAAATCTTTTTTCATTCTGGGCATTGGTTTTTCACCACCATAACGTTCGTCATGTGGTGTAGGCATTGCAATAAAAATTATTTCTGAATCTTTACAGGTTTCTTTTAGTGTACTTTTTATTTTAATTTTATCTGATTGTTTAGGAAGAATGTCATAACCTTTAACTGTATATTGTTTAGTCATGCATTCTGCTACAGGCATTCCAAGTTTACCTAGTCCAATCATGGCTACAGTTGATATCATCAAGTGTATTTAAATGTGCTAATCTGTTTTTAGAATTTTTTTAGAGTTGCCCCAAAGTTTTTCTTCTGAAAATGAACCAATGTCACCTTCGATACGTGCTTTAAACTCTGCAATAGTACCTATAAGTTCTTCAGCCATTAATTCTTCTGCTTCAGATTGGAATACATCACTTTGGTCATCATGATGAATTGTAATTAATATATTATACAAGTGATTTAATGAATTTTCTAAATCTTGTCTTGATGCTGTAGTGGCTTCTTTTATTTCGGGTTCTTCAGGTGTAACTGTTTCTTGATTATTTCGAATTGCTTCTAGTCTATCAATCAATTCATGTAACTTGTCTGATTCTGAAGTCATTTTACTTAATTTCTTCTTCGGTAGTTTCCGTATCTTTTAAGTTCTACCTCACCAACCTGTTTATCTATTCCACTTAATTCTTTTATTCTATTAGGTTCTTCATCACCAACCTGTTCTTGCTGTCCCGATCTAACTCTAGACACGGCCTTTTTGAATTCTGGATTGTTCACAACTTCTAATGCGGCTTTCTGTACCTCAGGAGATGGTGGACCTAGTTCACCTGTATCTTCCTTCTCTTGTAAGTACTGACCCACAACATAGGTCACCTTGCCACCTATTGTATCATCAAGCATCTCTATAATGTCGTTGGGATCATATTTACTGCCTTCAATATCCATATCAGGGAGGCCATCTTGTAGTGAATCAAATGTGCTGTCCCATGAACCAATGTCCGGGGCTTGTCCTTTAGACATAGCAATTATGTAATCAGCATTGTCTTCTACTTTCGCATCTGACCATGACTCCGGTGTGTATCCCCAGTCACCCCATACTGGATCTATTGCTTCGTCCTCACCAACCTGTTTATCTTTTATTCTAGGATCTATAACTTCTTCAGTTTCTTTAGTATCTCGAACGTCAGTCCATTCACGCATTAAACTATCTGCTAAACTTAATGGATTATCACCATGATTATTTGTGCGTCTAAATTTCTTTTGATGATTCCATTTAGTGCTGTATGTGTTCATTGGATCATCTTCATATTCTTCATCAGGTGAATTAGCATAATCGGCACCTTGTGCTATTTCACCTTCTGCTTCTGCCTCCATTCCACATGGTGGACCCCCGTCTTGTGGAAGTTCATCACCTTGTGGTTGTGGCAATTCGTCACTTGGTTCCAT